GGACGCCGGATGACCGCGATATTTTTCTGACGTGGGCGAAGTCGCGCAATACCCTGGGAATGAACGAAGGGGAATTGCTGACGACGTGGGCGGAGAGGTATGGCAGCGCGTCGCCGTCAGCGATTGCAATCAGTGGCGGCTGGGGCGATAATTAAATAGGCGTGAGGTAGCTCAATTGGAGGAGAGCGTCGCAGAGATGCGAAAGATGCCGGTTCAATCCCGGTCCTCACAGCCTCAATAGAAAGGAAGCAATGCCAGTATCACGAAGACCAAGAAAAGCGGCAGCGAAAAAGCAGGCCAAGAAACGCGCTAAGCGCGAAACGGCTGCCGCGCAGATACTGGGGTTGAACCTAGTGGAAGTGCCGGAGCCATCGCCATTGTCAGTAAACGCAGCCGAGATCAATTTCCCGAACGAACTTCCCGCCTAAATCCGATCAATGTTATCCGTCCAAACTCAAGACGCCTGGAGTCAGCGACTTCAGACGGCGCAGCGCGTCGGGAATATCCCCGATCAGGCGATGCAGCGCAAACCGTCCATTGTGTTGGCTGCCGCGATGTTGGCATCCGTAAAAATGTCCGCATCGCACGCCGCCTGAATCGAAACCTGATGGAACTGTACGTCCATCCCCTGCACCCATGGATCACCCAGAGCATACACCCAGAGCGCAATCAGCCCGGCCTTCGTGGTCAGCGGCGCGATGTCCGCGTCCACGATGACGCCGGTTGCGGCATTCAGCGCGTTCATTGCGCATTGCGTGATCTGCGGCTTTTCGTACTCACAGACCAAGCCAAACAGCCCGATGCCCAGCGCAATCAGCGAACCGATCACGACCAGAGCCACCAGGCCAGACGAAGAAAGGCCAAAGCTGGCCAGAAGAATTGGATTCATAATTGCCTCCACAGAAAAAACCGATTTATGATGAAAAGGAAGAAAGGAATCAGAAAAATGACAAATGAAGAATTGATCGAAAAAGAATGAAACGATTCCTTAAACATATCAAACAGCCAATTAAACCCCGATAATCCGCCGCGCCTCGCGCTCAACCCATTCACAGGGATTGGCGCCACGCGCCGTGACGCAATAGCCGTTGCCGTCGTCGCCCCACCTTGGATTGATCTCGACCACCTTGGCCGACTTATAGCCTTGTACGCGCCACTCAACGCAGAAGCACGAATTATCGAGTTTCACATCATCAAGCGCCTTATCAGTAAAATTCGGCAACCACCAGTAATCTTGGGTGTACTCGTACCGAGTGATAAACGTCCACGGTTCACGAATGTCATCACCCTGATTCCAAAACTGGCGAACACGCGGAAAGAAGAACGTTTCGCCCTTCAAACGAAACCCGCTGATCTCGACCGCATCGCCTTCAATGAATTCTTCGACGACGCCGTAATACTCTTTTCGCTTGGCAATCTGTTTGAGCACGTCCAGTTCGGACGGATCAGACTTCGAGAACACAATGCCATTGTTCATGCTCGATGCCGGCGCTTTCATTACGTGCCGGCCAAGCCACGAGAAGCGCTCCCATTGCGGATTGAATCTATCGGCCAGTGCTACTCGGAACGCATGCCGATCCAGGCAATTGATCGCGGCTTCGCGGGTAATGGTAAATGTTTGCGAAAACGATGGCGCGCCGTTGATCACGTCAACGATGCCTTCATCCGTCGCAGCTAGCCTAAAACCACGATCCACGACGGTAAGGGTGTCGGATGCCGGCGGCTGCCAGTGCTCCGGTTGCCCGGCCCAAAGAACTATCTGTTCGCTCATTTAATCCACTAAAACAGGCTATTTATGGCTGATTTACAACAACTCCCCTTGCTGGGAATGGATCGCCTATCTCTGCGATGGCTACGGCAAAGTTGGATGGAAGCGACCAAACGGCACGCCAGGAATGATTATCACTCATCGGCTAATGTACGCTTGGCTCGTCGAACCACTCCCGTTCAATTCAACCAAGGTAGAACTCGACCATCTTTGCCGAAATACCTGTTGCTGCAATTCATCTCACCTTGAACTTGTGCCCAAAAGGGTAAACTGGGAACGATCCGTTGATTCCCCTACGCGAATCAACGCCCTAAAAACTCACTGCAAGAACGGCCACCTACTTGCCGGCGAGAACCTTGAAGAGACGAAAAAAGGCCGACGCTGCCGAACCTGCCACAAGGCCGATTCACTCAGACGCCATTACGCAAAGGGCAAGATTCGCGTCCCCGTTACCCACTGTCCACGTAGACACGACAAGCGAATCGTTGGAATGCTGAGCAATAGTAGATGCCGACAGTGCGCCCGAGAAGACACACAAGCTTGGCGCTTAGCCAAGAAACTGGAACAGTCCCAAAAAGAGAAACCCAATTAAAGTGACCGTTCCCTTCCACATTCGCTCGAACTCTGACTCATCCTGCTGCTCAATTTCCTGCGTAACTCGCGCCAATGCATGCGCCCGTGCCATTTCAAAACCCGGCGTCAACTCTTTCCGGCCAGATTCAATCTGCTCCCACTTCAAATTGTCAGGAATCGCCGCCTCAATCTTTTCATCCTTGTTGAGCGGGATGATCGTCATGGCCATATCGTGTGTGGCCATCATCGCGGCGTTAAAGAAGTCATCCCAGGCTTTCATCGGCTTCATCACCGTCAAGCCCGTCTCGGTCAGCTTTACCTTGCGCCAGCGCCAGCGCTTCGCCTCAAGCCGTCCGCGCGCCATCCCCATCTCATCCCGCGCCTTTTCTATCTGATCGTCGGCAACAACCCAGTAGATATTCGAGACGCCCATCCGGCCAGGATGAAACTCATGCGCCTTCGAGTAATCTATCTTGTGATAGTGCTGAAGCTGCTGTACACCGCCATCCGCGCCAGGATTGCACTCCCGAAAGTGCATCCCATATTTCTCGAACACGCGCCGCGTGCCAAGCGCCTCGTGCGACATCCGACAAATCAGATTCGGACGTTCCGCGCGGTATTCCGCGTAAAGCTGAGCCGCCAAAGCGATCTGCTCTTCTGTCCAACGCTTCGTTGGATCAGTAGGATCGGTCGTCAGCCGAAGCCGACCATCCGACCCGGGCGCACCATCCAACACTCGCTCCAGGTATCGCTCCGCCGCATGGTCCGGCGACTCTTTCTTCGTTCCCAAGAAAATTTCCGGCGCGATAAATAACCGGCCCGGCATCGGTGAATTCGCAGCGGCGACCCCCAGCGAAAAGAACACACCCGGATGCGCATCGGCGCCGGTATATCCAACGTCGTGCGAGTGCCGTTGCTCCCAATGGAGCGGAAAGAGATTGCTGCCGAACTTTTGCCGGAACTGGCTGACTGTAATGAGATGCACATCCTCATCGAAGGAGGCCATGATCAAGCCGCCCTTATGCAACTCAATGTTGTGCTGGCACTCCGCTTCGAAGGAATCAAGACCAATCGTGTCAACCTCTTCCTGTGCGCGATCCATATCATAAAACTTCCAGGTCGGTTCACCAGCCATAATGACATCGCGAACAATGCCATCTTTCTCGCGCGTCTCGGTAACCAGATTCAGAATGGCCGGAATCGGATGCGTCGGCTTGCGGTTCGTCAACACCCGCTCCTGTCCGCTGTAAATCTGGTTCATCACCGTATGTTCGGCGATAAGGTTCTGCGGAAAGAAGACCAGCGTTCCTGCCTGGCGTGTGGGCAAATAGGATCGCGTAAAAACGTGCAACCGGCTGGCCGAGATCACAGGCGAATCTTCGCGGTCGTCAATGTCATCTGGGATGATGAGGGAAGGGCGAACGTCTTCGATGTTCGCACCAGCAACCCCTTCATCCAATCCCACAAAGTGAAAGACATACCCTTGCTCAGTGTTGAGGAAGTCTGCCGTCCATCCCTTCGAATTCCCCTGCTCGTTCTTTTTGACCGTGCTCAGCAGCGGATACCATCGCTTAACCGCATCGCTTCGAAGCAGCGCCTCAATCGAAACCGCGTGCCCTTTAACTTTCTTCTTCGTACCAGACCCGTAAAGACAATAGCCGGTCTTCGTAATGGCCGCATCACACACCGCAATCCGGCGCGCAATCGTGGATTTCATATGCCCGCGCGGCCAGATCGGGAAATAAGCAAGATATTCGGGACGGACACCTTTTAACTGTGCCATTCGCGAGTCCCAATGCCATTGAATTGCTTCGATGTGGTGACTGGCGAGCACACTCACAAACTGCTCGCCGAAGATGGCCGTATACCATGTTCGCCAGTCTCGTCCTATGACTGAGGTGTCTGGCCCGCTCAGAAAGGGATCATCGCTATCGTCAATCCCCTCCATGTTCATCCGCGCGCGCGTGACCTGAACCTGAAAGTCATCGTCCAGCATCAATTCAAATACTGCGCGGCTGAAGGTCTGGCCTCAATCACAATCCGCTTGGCCTCTTCCAGTTCACGCCCCTCTGAAACCAAACGCGCGATCTCTTTGTTGATCTTGGCCATCACATCCTCATTTGCCCGTGGTTGCTGTTTCAGCCCATGAATCTCTGCGAGCGTACGCGCGGCGCTTTGAGGATCGTGAATCTCAACCTCAGTCGTTTTCACCAAATCACCTGATTTCGTATATGTCGTTCGCGTCTTGAGCTTCTTGATTAGGTGAGAGGCACCGGCTTGCTTGGCAAGTTTCAAATCCAACGTACCATCCTCTTTGATGCAATCTGCCAACGAAGCGACATCTGCCCGAAGATGATCCGAAAGCAGGTATAAAACCTCGTCAGCATTGGCCTTTACGCCTTTTAGCCGTTCGCGCACATACTCCCGAATCTCAGGTTTTCTCAGGTTTTCGTATGCGACTTGTTCGAGAGTGTGCGGCCTGCCCTTGTACCCGGCCGCTGCTGCCGCTTGTTTACCATTGCGCCCATTCGCCAGGTAGTGCTCAACAAAGACTTCCTGTTTGCCAGTCAGTCTGCTCTTTGGCTGTTCAGCCTTCCCCACGGTCGCCGACTGCCGCTTACTGGCCGACTTCTTCGCGCTCCGGCTCCTCGACGCGACTTTTTTTGCTGCTTTCTTCGCC